CCAACAGGAAGGTTGCGCGCAGTCCCCGGCGCGCTCGGGATGGGATTATGCCGTAACGTGTTTGACCGCCCACATGACTGCCTGTTCCGCATTGGTCACGGCCAGCGCAAGTTCGCGGCTTTTGCCAACCGCATTGCACTTCGCGATGAATGCAGCCCCGAGGTCCTTCAATTCGACCATCTGCGCTTTTTCGTCATCGGTCAGAACGCGGTAAGTGTGGCGCACCGTGTTGTTTGCGGTACGGTCGTCGGACTCGGACTTTACGTGATCTGCCATTCGATTACCTTTTGGTTGTGGTTTCGGTAAAAAGCCCCGGCGACAGGGAGGGTGCCGCCGGGGAAGTGGCGCGGGCCGGAAAACAGGCGGTCGGCCCGCGCGGTGGTTACGAAACGGCCAGCAGATAGGACTGCTTTGGCCAGTAGTGTCGCCGTGCGTCACGGCTGTTGCGTTTTGGTTCTGCGCAACTCGATGACGCGGTTCATGTCGTCCTGCCTGCCGCGCATGTAGCGGTCTGTGGTGCTGGCATTGGCGTGATTGGCCTGGTTCCGAATGGCGATCAGATCGGCTCCCTGTGACCGGGCGTGGTTCATGGCGCCGGATCGAATGTCCATCATCGTGACGTGATCGGGAACGCCCGCGGTTTGCGCGTGCTTGCGCCAGTGCGCCGCCCAGAGGCGCTGCGTGAACGGCCTGCCGTTGCTTTGCCGGATCACCGGGCCAACGCGCTGCTCTGTTGGGATAGCCTCAAGCCGGGCGATCACCTCGGGCAGCGGTGTCAGATCCCACTCGATCGCATCGGGCATAGAGCGCGCGGTCTTGGAGGGAACCTTGCGGATCAGGGGAAGGTCGATCATGTCCCATGTCAGACCATCGGCCCACCGGCTGTTGCCGTCCTCGGTGAACCACTGTCCGCGCACATCAACGGCGCGCAGCGTGAGCCACCATTGGAGCAGGGCCCCGAGTGCAAAGCCTGCGTCTTGGGCCTCGTCGGCCGACTCAACCACCGCCATGACGTGCGCCTCGGTTGCCTGCACCTGACGCTTGCCGCCCGCCCGAAACCGCATTTCTCCGAGAATGTCGCGCAGCCGGTTTGCGCCGGCCGCCTCGATCATCACGCCGTAGCCGACGACGATCCGCATCTTGGTGAACATCGCTCTGATGTAGTGCAGGGACCGGCCCTTGGCTTCCATTGCGATCTGCCACCGCTTTATGTCGCCGTGGCCGCAGTCTGCCACCAGCACGTCGCCAATGGCCTCGACCCACCGGTTCAGCGACACGTCATAATCGACTCGCGTGTTCGGTTTCACCTCGCGGTAGGGCGACACGTCGTCCGACCTGTAGCGCGCGATCAGCCAGTGCCATGTGCCCGGCTCGACCTTGGGGCCGGATAGACCGTCACGCCAGCGCATGAGGTCGCGTGTGAGGCTGTGGGCGCGTCTGACGATCATGTCGCCCTGCCCGTCATTGGCCTTGCCCAAGGGCACGGTCTTGACGCTGTAGCCTGCCGCTGCGTCCTTCTTGGTGCAGCGCCAGTATAGGCTGGCCCCGACCTTGCAGACGCCGGGCAGATAGGTGAGGTCGCCCGCGTCGAGGCGGGCCTTATCAAAGAGCATCGTGGTTTTCCTTGCGTGGTGCTGGCGCTGTGTGCGCTTTGGCACAGTCCGCCACAACGCGCCGCCGATCAAGCCATGCTTTCACGTCGGCAAGCTGGGTCAGCCCGATCAGGCCGTCAACGCGGGGGAATCCTTGGCCCTCCAACCTGCTGCGGTTGTCGCGCAGCCACTTCTGCTGCTTGTTCAGCATCGCGGCAATCTCGCGCTCTGTGAGGTAGGCCGGGGTCATTTCGGTGCCCCCAATGCGTCGATGTTGCCGTGCTGCACGTCGAAGCTGATGGCGGACACCCAAGGGTTTGCGTCCCATGCCTCGGGGCCGTGGATGCTGTTCCAGAGATCCCGAAAAGCTGCTTTGGCAGTTTTGAATCTGATCTCTGCGTGATCGTGGTAATCAAACAAACCATCCCCGACTTGCATTATCCCTTCGGCCTTCGCATCCGACTCGTTGATTTCATGCAGCCGATCAACCCGCGCATCGGTGACGGTCAGGGTGAGGCGGCTGGCCCATCGGGGCATGTGGATGGATGGACGCCAGCCAAGACCGGACGAACCACCCGGATACGCGGCGTCATAGTCAGCCCGGTAAAACACGCTGCCCGGCTCCGACACCTTGTCGATAGCCTCCCGCACATAGAGGCGGTCGCCGGTCGCGTAATCCATCTGCACGGCACCTTTGTTCGGGCCATCGGGCAAAATAAGATTGCGTGACGCTGGACAGCCTTTTTTCAAAATCCTGCGCGTCTGTGTCTTGCTCCCCGCGATCAGGGCTTTCACCATCGGGCCGGAAAATATGATCGGACGGTCTGTCATGGCAGGGGCGGCCTTCCTTGTTTGATCAGCGCGGCATTGATCGCGGCCTTGTCAGTTTTCATGGACCTGACGACAGGCTTGCGCGAGACAGGCCTTGCTTCGGGATTGGGTCCGCTGCGCGTTCCTGCAAAGTGCAAATTGAGAAACCGTGCCCTCGCCACAACGGCAGAATAGGTGATGCCCAAGTGATCTGCCGCACCTTGCAAAGTCATGCCAGCGGCTTGGCAGTCCTCGTATTGCAGATTGGAGATTGAGCCCCGGCTGCGAAACTCAAGCCCGAACAAGACGGCCAGAGCGACGAGGCGATTCCGATGCACGCCAAGGATTTTTGCCGCTTCGGTCTTGGAGACGCCTTTGCCGTGCAACGCCCGCAACTCGGTTTCAATCTCGTCGGGTGCGCGGTGAACGCCATTTTTCTGGGGCATGGGAACAAATGTGCGTCGAATGTTGGTCATCAGATCAGCCCCTTTTCCAGCGCCAAGGACTCGGGCAGGGTAATAGTCCAAATCGGGTGATTGTCCTCAATTTCAATCTGGGAAAGCGGCAACCACTCTGCGTTGGACTTATTCCCGTCTACCGAAAAAAAAACTGCTTTTTCTGTCCTGTGGTGAACCATTCCTTCAATGTCGATCAGGTTGCTTTTCATTTGGTCATCCTCGCGTCTGAAATTTCGATCACGCCCATGTGGACCATGCGCGCTTGCGTCTCAGCATGGCCCCGCAGCATGGCGTCCAGCACCATTGCCGCTGTCAGCCCGCGCCGCTCCCACCCAAACGTGTCGATCGCCGTGTGGCAGGCGCTGCACGCAAAGGCCGTGTGCAGGTCCGACACCTTCGACCCCATCGACTTGCCAATGCCGGGCAGGTGCGCCGTGACGGTGGTGGCCGGATTGTGGTTGCAGATGCCCGGCAGTCGGAGCGAGCAGGGCATACCTGATGCGGACGACATGATCCGCTCAGACCGAACCTTGGGCAAAAGGACGGGCGGCAGGATCATAAGGGCCCACCAAGGCCAGCGATCATCCTGGGTTGGCGCGGCTTCACGATGTAGTCCGAGGCCGTATCAGCAACCTCAGCGGCAATTTGAACAGGTGCCGGATTGCCAGACCGATCCATTCTGGATTGCCCAGGCTGCATCCCGCAGTGTTGACAGAAGAAAATTCCAGCACTGCGCTTGGTGGTGTGTTTTTCTCCGCACTTCCGACAATACATGGCAGTTTCCTTCGATGATTACGGCGGGTCAACCGGATGGTCACTTCACCTTTGAAGCCCCACGCTATCCATCCGATTGACCCCGCTGTTGTTGCTGTTGGAGTATATCCAACAGCCCTAAGTCCGCATGGACTTAGGCTTGGGCGCTCCTATGGGGCTAGGCACTAGGTCACGCCGAAATCTGATGCAGCTACTCGGTGAGGGGCTTTTCGCTCTCGCCGTGGCTGGTGAGGGACAAGCGCGCAATGCTGTCCTCGTGGTCCTTGAACATGGTCTTGCGCAGGTCCTCTTTCTTGCGGCGCAACTCGGCGGCTTGAACCGCTGAAATCGCCAGCAACTCTTGCGCGATCACGGCGTCAAAATCGGCTTTGTTGATCTTCTGAACGGCCCACAGGATTGCCGTGGTTCCATCGAAGTTCACGTCAACGTCCACCTCAATCACCTTCACGACCGTCATCAGGTGGCGGGTGCTGGACTGCACAACAGCCAGGTCGCCAACGGCAATCGTTTGGTCAAAGGTCTTGAACACCTCTGCGCTGCCGCCGTCCTCGTATTTCGCCTTGATTGCGCGAACGGTGTCGTTGATCAGAAAAACGATTCTTGAATTGTCCATGTGATTTCCTTTCATGGAGTTGGGTTTTCAGATGGGCCCGCCAAGGCCGCAGAACCCGCGCGTTGGGGCCATGCCAAACGCGGGCATATCGTCGGCCACAGCACGAGCAGCCTTGGCATACGGCGGTTTTTCTCCGGTCGCCTCCGCCACGCCTCTGACTGCGGCCGTCCAAAGCGGGTTAGACGTTGTGGTATGCACCCACCGCCATGCCGCGCACGCCGGGCCGCGACAGCCATCCTGCGCGGGGGATACAGCAAAGGTGCGCGCCGTGGGGCAAAGCAACTGTGCGGCTTGTTCTGGCGTGTGTGCGGTCATGCCTGCGCCTCCGTTTTGATGATGATGTGCGAGCATTGCAGCCCGGACTCGTGCCTGTCCTCGTTGATCTGCACGCTGCCCATGTCGATTTCCCTGTCCAGCCCGGCCACGAACGACTCCAGGTCGGAGCGAACGCGATCCGGGGGCCTTTCAAACAGGAACGCCTCGACGGTCTGTCCGTTGGCAAGGTCAAGAGGGCAGTCGCAAACGTCCTCGATGAACTCGATCGCCTCGACCAAAGTGAGGCGGCTCATTGCGGGCACCCTTCTGTCCGCGCCACAATCAGGTCGTTGATTTCATTCATGTGGTCAACTTGCACATTGCGGCTGAGGGTTTTGATCGTGGTCATTCCCCCGCCCTCCGTGCGCCGCGCATTGCGTCCAGCCAGTCGAGCGAGTCCTGCGTGCCCTCGGCATAAGGGCAGTCAGCCTCGGCCACGGTTGCGACCAGCCCATTGCCCCACGCCTTGCTGCCGGGGATGCCCTCGCCGCCCTCGTAGCTGGCCGTCCAGTGCTGTGCGGCGGGATCGGGCAGGATTTCGGCTTCCTGCGGCGCATCGGGTTCTACGGGCTTCGCACGAGCGGCCAAGGCCATGCGTGCAAGTGGTCCCGGCTCCCTCGGCGTCACGTCCTTCGGATAGTCCTGCACTTCCTCTGCCACTTGCAGGCCCATCAGCGCATCGGCGGCGCCGTCACGACAAGCCAGCGTGCGGGCGCGCATCGACAACATGCGGGGCTTGTAAAGCTGCCACGGCCCGGCCTTTCCCCAAAGCCCAGCGGCCTTGGCGTCCTTGGCCGCAAACGTGCGAACAATGGTTTGGCCGGTGTCGCCCCGGATCAAGGTTGCGGTGGCGCTCATTTCGTCGCCCTCGCCCGTCACGGTGCAGTCAAGCTGGTGGCCCGCGCGCTGCATCAAGGCGGGCAGGGCATCACCCCAAACAGACGCACGGCCATTGATCACCGCGATGTTGGAAAGAGCCTGCATTGGCGCAAGGCCGATTTCCAAGCCGCGGATGATTGCGGCCATGGTCGCCTCGGGGTTGCCCTGAAAGTGCTTGGGCACCATGTCCCCTGCGGCGGCCAGCGCCTTGGCAAGACGAAACGCATCTTCCAGCGATTGCGGGATCAACGCGGCGATCACCCCGCCCGGCGCGAGTTTCGCATTGGCAATAGCTGGTGGTGAGGTGGTGGTGAGGTCATTCATGGCGATACTCCTTCAATATCTCTGAGCCTCGGATCGCGGTATCCGTCCACTTTGCATCTCTGGCCCGGAAGCAGGATTGAGGCGAAAGCCTTCGGGCGAGACACGGCGCACTGCGGGCAGTCCACCCCTAGGCGGGCACGGCGATCCCTTCGGTCGTCGCGCATGGCATTAAACAATTCGCCCATATCCCCTATCATGGCGATACTCCTGCGATCTGCATCTGTTCCAGCAGCATGAGGCGCTGCCACTCGGGCCGCTGATATGCGCCAACGTCGTCGCCCGGCCCCGGCCAGTGACCGGACTCAAGGCACTCGTGGATCAAGCGGATCGAACGCCTGTTGCGCCACTTCGCCAGCAGCAGGTCGTCCATCCCGATTTCGCGCAAAATGACGTGGTGCGGCGCTGCGTCCGACTGCGCGACAATCCCGGCCACGCCCGGCCATTCGTTTGTCAGGTATTGGAAACCCTCGGCCGCAAACGCGATCTGCATGTCGTAGCCGTGCTTCGTGATACGCTGGTCCACGATCCGGTGCGAGAACGGCTCGCCCTGCGTGTTCATCTTTTTGTAATCCGTCACCGCCCCGTCGAAGGACACAGTGTCGGGCCGCGACAGCAACCAAAGCCCGGTTTCATCGTCCTGCCACGCCATTGTCACCTCGGGCAATCCGCCCATGACAGCCGTGGCGGCAGGATCTGCCGCAAGAACCTTGCCCATGGTCAGGATCAGGTCAAACTCGGTCGAGGTCAGGAACCCACCAGGCTCACCATCCACCGCGCGCCAGTATTCCACGCTGGCCTTGCCTGCGTCCGTGGCCTTGCCCTTGTCGTAAGCGTCGGTCTGCGCGGCGGTCGGCTTGCGCGGCTTGTCCTCGGGATGCACGCTGAACCCTTCCAGCACGCGCTCTGGCCCGCCCTCCACGAACAGGGCCATGGCAACGCCCATTCGCAACGCCGCTGTCTCTGGCCGCTCCCACCGATCGGGATTGAGCCGCGAGAATGCCCAAACGTCTGCGGGCGTGCCCAACTCCATCTGCCGCAGGACGCCGCTTGTGACGCTGGGGCCGCTGCATGGCTGGTTGTGGTGGCGCGAGAGCGGAAGGTTGTAGAAGCCGGGCTCCGTGATAATCTGGTCGGGGCCAAGGATGCGAACGTCCATCATTCCCCGTCACCCACTTCGTTTTCCATGCGCCGGGTGTTCCAGTCGTCATAATCCTCGTCGGCTGGGTCTGGCTGCTCGACCGGCTTTTCAAGTTCGAACATCGATTCCGCGTAGTCTTCGGCCATCACCGTTGCCACGCCCAAGGGCAGGTAGAGGTAGAACGAGGCATCAGCGTCCTTCATCACGAGGGTGGAATAGGGGACAACCTCGGACACGGCGTTTTCGTGCCCCGTGACGCTCAAAGGCCTGTGCATGTGCGCTTGGTGGGCCCGCATCGTTACGTCGATCATTTCTTGCGATCCTTTATTTCGGCCAGCGCAATCTCGGCGCGGCGGGTGGTAATCAGTTGGAGCAACGTCACATTCAGGTTGCCGTCTGCTTCAAGCTGGCCCGTAAATCCGTCCAACTCGCGCGGGCAATGAATGGCTGCAATCTTCTGCGGAAGCGTCGGTTCAGGGCGCATCATGCCCCCAACGCGCTGTAGATCGAAATTCGCCCGGCGCCGTCCTCGTCCACCTCGATGATCGGCGGGATTGCCAGAAACCCATCGGGCGCGATGACCTCGTAAACGTCGGGTTGATTGCCGGGGCGGTTGTTCACGATCACCTCAACGGCCAATCCGCCCAAGTCGAGCGTGAAGCGCATGTGCGGCACTGCCCCCACGAGGCGGTTGGTGAAATCAACGTGCGCCACCGCCGCGCCGGTGCCGGGGATGAGCGTTGCCGTCGATCCGGCCCAATGGTGCGATACGTCCGCAAACGCTGCGGCTATCGCCACGACCCAAAGCACCGTGGCTGCGGCTATGATGCGTGGAAACTTGATGCGCTTGGCCTTTGGGCGGCTGGCACGGGCGATCACGTCGAGTATCAGGTCAGCGTTCAGGTGATCATTCCAATCACCTAGCATCTGCAAGACGTTGCAGGCATGGATCATGGACGCGGGCGGCACATTCCCATGGCTGCGGAGTAATTTACGGGCAGCGGCGAGGTCGCCCTCTTGGCTCGCCAGCCGATCCTGCATCGTGTCTTTTTGGGGAAACGGGAGGATCATTTGCGGCTCCATCTGAGGCGATGAACCCTGCATAAAGTGCTAAACGGCACACGTCAACATAAAAAGTGCTGAATGGCACCAAGAAAGACGTGCGGAAAACGCTGACCTGTGTTAGCCAGCCCACTACAGTTTGCAAGAGGTCAGGGGTAAACGCAGGTGATCGAAAATTCTGGGATAGAGGCGCTGTTTGCTCAACTTACGGAGCAGGAACAAGAATCCATCATTGCTTCTGTGGAGTCGCTTGTTGCCTTGCGCGAACGAGAATCAAAGTTTGGATTTGTTCCTCGATCAACTCCTGATCTGCAGGAGACAGTTGGTTAAAAAGCGGCGTCATGTTCCGCTTTTCGCTTGAATCCTCGCCGTCACTGAATTTGCTCGCGTCTATCCCGTAGTAGGCGGCAACGCGCACCGCATCGTCGCGTGAGGCCTTGAGCGGACCTTTTTGATCACATCAGCGGAAACACCTGACCCCTTCGCCAGATCGGCAATGGTGGTCCCGTGCTTGTTCATGTGGATCAGTAGGGAGTCGCGGAATCTGTTCATGTGGCGGCAAGAACTACTCGAAACCGATGTTGCGTAAAGCGGGTCATTTGGCACTTGCGCGATTTTGTGCCGTGTGGCACTTTCTGACCCATGGATAAAATCACCCAAGTTCTGGACGCCGTTGAGGATTACAGCAAGACCCACGGCATTCTCCCTTCGACGGTGGTGCGCAACGCCACCGGCAACCCGCGCTTGCACGGCCGCCTTTTGGTGCGGCGCGAGAAGCTGGACGAGGATTTGGCAAAGATCGCCACATACATAAAACTGGACATCTCCACGGTCGGCCTCTTTCCTGATGGGCTGACAGACGCGGGAGTGCCAAGTAGCACAGATAGCGGTGCCGATCAAGGGCAATCGGTTGATTCTTTTGATCTGCCGTCCGCAATCCCATCCCCAGAGGCTCTTCCAAACCCCGCTCGCTGAGGGGGGAACGACCGTCTGCCGCGCGGTCTCTTGGGGTCTGTGGTGGAGCGCAAAGACAGCCACCAGGCGCACGTCCCCGGCGAAACGGGGGCAACCCCGCCACAAGGAGGTGATCCATGGCAAAAAAATCAGAAGGTGCTGAGGTGCGTGCCGCGTTTGTCGGGCCGCAAGTCGAACATGACGAGTTTATGGATTTTGTCGGAGCGCGCAATGCAGAGGACAGCAAGCGCGCGTCCAGTGCCGCCGAAAGTCGCCAGAAAATCGGTGAGTTTCTGGACGAGACAAACCTGAACGGCAAGGCGGTGTCGATCGCGCGCCAAATCCTAAAAATCAAGGACGAGGACAAACAGGCCGATCTGATCAGGTCGCTCGATGCCGTGCTGCCGATGGTCAAGTTGCACGTCAGCGGCCAATCGACGCCTGATATGTTTCCGGGCGTCACCACCACCGCGGTCAAGGAGAAGCCAGTGGCGGCGGAGGTTTCCGACGCTGATCTGGCAAATTTCGGTCCCGCGACCACCACCCTTTCGGCGCAGACCTACACCGAGAACTTTGACGTGTCGGACGGCGATGCGGACCTTGAGGGGGATGCTGAGTTGGACGATTTCGACAAGCATCTTGCGAAACTTGCGGGATGAAGGTCATCGCCTTCGACATTGCAACTGTAACCGGCGTGGCTTTTGGCCTCGCCGGGGGCACCCCCAAGGCCTGGGCGGTGGATCTTGGCAAGGGGCAGTCCGAGGACGCGCGCTTTTCCAAGGCTCTCCGAATGACCGCGCATTACTGCACGTCGCTACAGCCTGATCTGGTGGCCGTAGAGGCCGCTATCGGCGGCAAGGATGCCAACGCCTACCTGATCGGGCTGGTGGCCTGTGTGCGGGGCGAGGCAACGCGGCATGGCGTGCGCTGCGTGTCGTATCACTCGGGCTCGATCAGAAAGCATTTCATCGGCAAGGCCATGACGACGCGGGATTTCCCCGGCATGTCAGCGGCCAAGGCCAAGCTGGCGATCAAGGGCAAGGTTCTGTGGCGGTGCAACCTGCTTGGCTGGAACGTGACGGGGCTTGACGCGGCCGACGCTGCGGCAACGTGGGATTTTGCCTGCGCCATGGAAAGCCGCGCGCATCAAATGAGCAGCGTTGGCGGATTGTTCGGAGGGAAAAAATGACATGGCAACACGTCCCACACACGGATTGTCCCTCTGCTCAGGCGGCGGCGGATTGGATATGGGCCTCATGCTCGCAGAGCCCGGCTTCCACACCCGTTGCTTTGTCGAATGGGAGGAACACCCCCGGTCAACCCTCATTGCCGCCCAGCGGGCCGGATACCTCGCCCCGGCACCGATCTGGGACGACGTTACTACATTCGACGGGCGCCCTTTCCGCGGTGCTTTTGACACTGTGCTTGCCGGATACCCCTGCCAGCCTTTCAGCCAGGCCGGACAGCGGCGAGGTGAGGACGACGAGCGGCACCTGTGGCCCGACGTTGCCCGGATCATCCGCGAAGTCGAGCCTGAGTGGGTGTTCCTCGAAAACGTTGCCGGTCACATCACCCTCGGCCTTGAAACCGTTCTGCGCGAGTTATGGGGAATGGGCTGGACTCCTGCGGCTGGCGCATTCTCGGCGGCTGAAACTGGTGCGCCGCATGAAAGGCTCAGGGTTTTCATCGTGGCCCACCGCGATTGCGAAAGAGGCGGGCGGGATACCTCTGCCGGCGCAAGCGGCGCAATGGCCCAGTCCACAAGCCAGGGATTTTCGCAGCGGGGATCAACCGGACAGCCCAAGGCAGACGCGCAAGGCCGATCTGGGATGGTCGCAGAACCTGAACGATATAGCGGAGCAAGGCACATGGCCGACGCCAGCGGCGCGGGATCACAAGGGCGAGAACAGCCCGGACCACCTGACCAACGGCACGGGCAGGCTGCACCTCGACCAACTGCCGAAAGCGGTGGCGCACCTCTTTTCCCACCCGGCCCCGGTGACAGCGCAGCATGGGCCGAAGTCCTTGGAGGCAATCCGCTTGTCGCGCCAGCTATTTCGGTCGGCGATGTCAAACGTGCCTGCGACCACTTTGCGCAGATGGTTGAAAGCGGGGAACTGGCGGAAAAGGAGGTTGAATCCGACCTTCGTTTGTGCATTTATGGGATGGCCGAGAGGTCACGGATTTTGCGGCTTCTTGGGAACGGCGTCACGCCAATCACCGCTGCCTTGGCATGGCGAACACTTTCCGCAGCACATGGGTTGCATCAATGATCGAGAAAGAATGCCCACAATGTGGGGTGGTGTTTCAAGCGGAAAGGTCGCGGAGCAAGTATTGCAGCAAGCCATGCCAGCACAAATCCAGCAGGACGGGGCTTGGTTACGTTCAGACGGATGCAGGATTGGAGCATCGTGTGAAAATGGAAAATCATCTCGGCCGGAAGTTGGAGCGATGGGAGCATGTTCATCACAGGAACGAAAACAAGCGAGACAACAGAATCGAGAATTTGGAGATACTAACGATTCAGGGCCACACAAGCCTTCATATGTCCAAGCATCCGAAAGTGAAGGAGTGTCAGTCTTGCGGAACGCAGTTCCAGCCGGACGCGCGGCAACGGGGGCGCCAGAAGACATGTTCCAAGGTGTGTCGATACAATCTGACGGCAATAACCCTGCGCTTGTCTCGTTCCTAGACTGGCAGCGGCAAATGCGTGGCGCACTCTCGCAGTTGCCCATGGCCTCGGGCCCGTGGATATGGAAGCCACTGGTCGAGACGGCGGCGCCGATGCAGCATGATCTTTTCGGGGGGGTGGCATGACGGCCAGCACAAAGTCCCTGTTCCGCGCAATTAAAGCCAAGCCCTCGGTCGATGGCCGTCAAGACACGATGGCGGACATTGCGGTGTCCCTCCGCCCAAAGGACGACAAGCGCCGCGCCGATGATTTCTATCCGACTGGCCAGCCGGAAGCGATCCGTGCCCTGCTACAATACGATGCCACCCCTATCCGGGCTGCTGGCACGGTATGGGAGCCTGCTTGCGGTGATGGGGCGTTGGTGCGCGAGATCCGGGCCGCTGGCCTGCCGTGCTGCGCTTCCGACCTGATCGACCGGGGCTGCGAGGACAGTTGGATTGCGGATTACTTCACTTGCCTGACCTCGTGCGGCGAAGCGATCATCACTAATCCGCCCTACAACCTGATCAACGCCCGCGATGGGCACGGCCGCTGGCTGCGTCACACGCTTGCCATGCCGGGCTGGACCTATCTGGCGCTACTGCTGTCATGGGACTGGCCCGCTGCTCGTCAGAACGGCCTGGGCGCGCTGCTTGACGCCAATCCATTCAGCTATTGCTACCTGATGCGCTGGAAGCTGGACTTCACTGGCGAGGGATCGCCTCCACAGCGCAACGCTTGGTTCATCTGGCAGCGCGGTTGGGACCAAGTGCCCATGCAAATGCGGTTCATGGACCGAGTAGATTACCGACAGGAGGCGCTATTTTGACGTTTCCTGTTTACCCCTGTGTATTGGCACTCATAGCCCCTGCAAGCAAAACAGAACGACCCGGACGAGGTGTGCCAACACCTGCCGGGCCTGACCGATGCAGACCTATGGAGGGTCCGAATGGCTTATGACAGATCTACAGATATTTCCGTGTCCGGTCAAACGGCACTTGGTTGGCGCGAAAGCACAGATAAAAGCGTTCTCCAAACTGCGGTGCGAAGGCTGAAGCGTGCCGTCGATATTGCTTGGTGGCTTTGTCTTGATGATGACGCATCGAATTTTCACGATGATCTGGTGTCTGCGGAATGGCGGCTTCGTCAGGCAGAGCGGCGCACATGAGCCTGTCCTATTTTCCCATGTTCCCGTCTGATTTTGACGGCAAGACTGCGCACCTTAGCTTCGCTGAGGATGGGGCTTATAACCGCCTGCTGCGCATATCTTGGGGGTGCCCGGAGGCCAAGCTGCCGGATGATATTGAGTGGATTTGCCGCAAGGCTCGGGCCGTCACAGACGAGGACAAGCGCATGGTTGCCGCTCTCTTGTCGGAGTTTTTCACCCGCAAGGGACGCAAGATTTTCAGCGAAAAACTGCATGGCATCTGGTGCGCGTCAAATGAGGCATACAACAAGCGTGTTTTGGCTGGAAAAATGGGAGGTTCCGCCAAGTCGTTGAAATCAAGGGATTTGGCTTCTAGCAATGCTAGGGCAATGCTAGGGCAATGCTCTAGCAACCAGAACCAGAACCAGAACCAGAAAGAGATAGAAGAAAGAGAAGCTATCGCTTCTCCAAAGAAACCTTCTCCGAAAGCCTCAAGAATGAGTGGCGATTGGCAGATACCTGGCGACTGGATTTCTGAGTCTGTCGCCAAGGGTTGCCCGGAGCAAATTGCGATCCGAGAAAGCGACCGTTTCAAAAACTACTGGCTCGGCAAGGCGGGGCGGGAAGGATTCAAATTGGACTGGCGCGCGACATGGCGAAACTGGATCGGGAAGCGGATTGATGAATTGCCCCATCAGCCTGTTTTTGGCGGTTCGAATGGCTGGTATGACGACAGGAACATTCGATGATGGACTTGGAGCAATTTGAGGGGCAGGCCGCCCGGCTGGAATATTCGGACGGCGAACCCAGATTTCGCGCTGAAACAATCGCGGCGGCACATCAAGGTTATCGCAGGGGGGAGTTTCTGGATGCAATCGAGCGACGAGATTCTGAGGCGGCACAAAATCGCCGTGAAGCGGTGGCACGGCACAGTCAGGACGCGGTGCCCGGAGTGCAGCGACATGAGGCGCAACAAGGTGGACCCCTGCCTGAGCGTGACGTTCAAGACTGATGGCGTAGTCTGGAAGTGCTGGCACTGTCCCTTTGAAGGAGGCGAATTTTATGAGCGACGTGATGAAATGGCTTCAAGAGGTCCGCAAGCTGGACGCCGGGCTGTTGAAGGAAATGGCCGTTCGGGAAACGGCTCACAAGGGGATCGAGGGGCCAGCGGTGGCGTTTCCATACCTGCGGAACGGCAAGCCTTATGCGGGAAAATTTCGCGGGATAGCCAAGCGGAAGTCGGACGGAAGCGCGAATTTCAGGGCAACGCAAGGGGTGTCTCGGAGCCTTTACAACAGCGACGCGCTTTTGCGGGACACCGATCAGCCGATAATTCTGACAGAAGGTGAGATTGACGCGCTGACCGTCATGCAATGCGGCTTTCTGCGCGCTGTGTCTCTGCCTGATGGTTGGACGGAGCAGGGCAATAAAACTGAGGTGCTGGTAGAAGCCGAGGAAATGCTGCGCAAGTCGCCGTTCGTGGTGGTGGCCGGGGATAACGACAGCGCCGGGGAAAGCCTGCCGCGCGTTGTTGCCACAATCCTGACCGGGCATGACGTTCGCTACGTCCAGTGGCCGGAAGGCTGCAAGGATGCCAACGACGTTCTGATTGCCCACGGAGAAGGCGTTGTTGCAAAGTGCATTAATGAGGCGCGGCGGATCGACCCACCGGGGGGCGTTATATCTGGCTTTTCGGACATGCCGCCCATGTCATCGCAGCGCGTAATGAAAATTCGGCAAGAACCATTTGACGAGGTGATCGCCTTGGAGATTGGGGAAACTTCGGTTTGGACTGGCCTGCCGGGCATGGGTAAATCAACGCTGGCTGTCTGGGTGGCCGATGAAATATCCAAGTCGGAAAATGTGCGGGTTGGCATGATCGGGTTCGAAACTCATGCGTTTCGCATCCGCGACCAGTTGGCCCGGAGCCGCACGCACAAGCCCTGGAAAGACCTGTCGGACGGTGAGCGGGAAAAGGTGCTGGCAGACCTTGATCGGCGCTGGCGGCTGGTTCACACGTCGTCTGACGCACAACACCACCTTGGCTGGCTGCATCCCATGATCAAGACGCTGGCGGTGCGGGATCGGTGCCGCCTGATCATCATAGATCCTTGGAACGAGTTGGAACACCTGCCCGAAAAGGGCGAAAGCATGACCAGCTACATCAACTTTGCGATCAAAACCATTCGCAGTTGGGCCAAGGCGCTTGAAGTTCACATCGTTGTGGTTGCGCATCCTGCCAAGATGAAAACCGATGGGCGGCCCCGGCCCCCGACAGGATACGACATTGCCGACAGCGCGGCGTTTTTCAACAAGCCCGGCTTGGGGATCACGATTCACGCGGGGGAACAGCCGGGGGAGGTGCAGATCATCAACTGGAAAACCCGCGATCGGTTGCTTTACGGGACAGCGCCACAGCGCATTACTGTCGAGTATGCAGCGGCTTGGGGTTGCTACAGGCGGTGCGGCGTTGTCGCGCATCAAGCCGACATGGAGGGCTTTTAGTGAAAATCACAACCGAGTTCATGCGCGCCGTGCAAGAGGCTGGCTGGATCATTCAGCACGCTACAGACGACTCGGTTGTGACTGTGTGCCCAAGGGTCGGCTGCGGCATCCGCAAGCTGTTCAAGCCCAGCCGGCGCATCCTGCCTACATGTCAGACCGGCCCCGATCTGGCCGAACATGCGATGGAAAGTTTTGATAGCACGCTGGCCTTCCTGATCAGCCGTCGCCTCGATTTGGGCCTTAACATCGCAGAAACAGAGGAATCCATCGGTCTGACAAAGGATCACCTTGCAAAGGTCGAATCCAAGGCCAGAGTCCCAAACATCAACACCTTCATGGAGTTGGCCCAGGCTCTAGGATATCAAATTGTTCTTCGTCCAGTTGGTCTGCCTCGTCTGACGCTTCGGACGGTTGCGCAGACTCGATCGGAGGCGGTGGCGCGTCTGAAACGCCGGAAAGCCGAGCAATCCGTTGCAGTGTCCGCGTTGCGTTGAGCAAGCCCTCTGCGGCCCGTTGCAGTTGGTCGGGCAGATCGTGCCAGTCCTGCATGATGCGTTCGGCCTTGGCCTCGCTGTTGATCCACTGGTCGAGCGTGAACAGGACCGCGAAGGGCACGTTGCTTTCACGTTTCCAGCGAAAATAGGTCTGGCGCGACACGTCGAAGTCCGCGGCGAACACCTCGGCGGTGAGGCGGCGGCCATAGAACGCGGCGCAAAGGCTTTCGAACAGTTTTGTTCGCGCCTCGGGTTTCATCGCGTGCAGGGTTTCAGGTTTCAGCATGGCTTTTCTCCGTTCGTGTGGTAGTTCTGCGCGGCTCGATCCTCTCGGGTGGCCGCAAGGTCTGGGGCGGCTGGTGTGGTGCCGGTCGCCCCGTTGGGTTCAGGTGCCCAAAGTTGCCCCGAACAGTTTTGCTAGAACAGGCTCATTTGCGCGGCGCCAGTTTTGCTGGGCTTGCCCTCGGCGGCCGGCACGAATGACAGTTGGATTCCTGCCGGGGTCAGTTCCTCGCGGTAGGGGGTGGAAAGTGCCGCGTGCGCCGCGTCCGAAAGCGCCTGGCATCGTGCGGCCTTCGCGGTAAGTTCCGCCACCCTGTGCGCTGAGCCCCTTTCCCTGATGCGGCGCTCCTTCGCGGCCTGCACCAAGATCTGCGCGGCAATGCTGGCATATCCGACAACGGCGGCCCTGATCTGGTCTGCGGTCATGTCTGCGAATTGGTTGGTCATGTCAGTGGTCCCAGTGTGCGCGGCCATAGCGTTTCCCCTCAATCAAGATGCGGTCGCCCGCGTCAATCGGGACCGGGACCGACACAAGCCCGCCTGTGTCGGCGACCTGATAAACCATTGCAGAATGGTCGCCGCGAAAGCCGATGATCTGGAATCGCCAAATCTTTGAGCCATCTTCGCGGCTCTGGAACCAGCCGCGCCAGTTGCGCGCCGTCCATGCGCCATCGCGCCAAGTCGCCCCGTGCTTTGATCTGTCGATCAGGTCAGAGAATAGTGTGTCGGTCATGCCGCAACCTCGAAATAAAAGCGGCTTTTGCGGCGCTGGACCTGCACCCCGTCCAGCCTTTCCAAGCCGTGCGCCCAGTGGACAGCCCAAAGGCCATTTTTGACCGGGATCAAGGTTTTGCTCTCGCCGCAATAAAACCGCGCTATGCAATCTTGGATCGCGTCGAGCGTGGCGGCGGATGCGTAAACGGTGGGCTTCATGGTGTGGTCTATCCTCTCTCTGTGCCTCTCTCGCTGCCGTAGCTGCGCAAGGCGTGGGGTCTGTCATGTTTCGGGCGTGTGGGTGGCAGGGCAAGCCTTAACCTGCCCTGCGCAGCGTTCTAGGGCGTGATCCAAGCTAGGGCGATAACGGTCGCAAACAGGGCGGCAACGCATAGCAGATCAAGCAGGGCGCGGCGGATCATGGTTTTTCCTCTCGTGGTGTGCCGGTGTGGTGTGCCGGGTCATGCGTGGCGCATGGTGGCAGGGGCCGGGTAGCCCCTGCTGCAATGCGTCAAGCGGCGAAAAACGTCGCTATTCCGGTGTTTATGTTCGTGCCGCTCTCGCTGAATGAGCCAACCGGCAAATCTCGCCACTTGTCCTGGCCGTAGCGTTCAACCGTGACAAAGCCGTGATCTGTCAAGGCGGTGATGGGCAGGATTGCCAGCAACGTGCCTCCGGGCTTCAAAAACTTGCGCGCGTGTTCAACGTGCTGTTGATAGTGCTTTCCGTAGAAGGGCGGATTCATCAAAACAAAGTCAAAATCCGCCTTCGGGGTCACTTGCAGAAAGTTTGCCTCGTGAACGCTGTAGCCTTTTGCTTTTGCCTCGGCCGCGCGCTTCTGGTCATACTCAACGCCGCACACGCGCACTTCTAGCCGGTTCTTGATGGCGTGGCGGCGCAAGGCGTCCAGAATTGCCCCATCGCCGCAAGACGGCTCTAGCACTCGCGCGCCGTCGCGGATTCCCGCTTGCGACACCAGCATATCGGCAACGCTGGCCGGTGTGCGGTAAAATTGCAGGTCTTTGGCAATGGCGGAGCCTGCGGCCTTTGCTGGCCGTTCCTCGGGGCAGTCGGGCAACACGTCGCCATAGTATTCGCGCAACGCTTCGTTAACCGCCGCCAGCATGTCAGGCCCAAAGAATAAATGACCGTTGCCGTTCGCAAAACGCTTGAGCCACAAATCGCCCAAGACGCCCGGCATGGTGCCGCCTAAAACCTCCTTAGAATATCCGATCTTCTCGCCAAGGTTCACCATTGGCTGCAAAACCTCCTGCAACCGTCCATCGCCGCGAAGGGCGCTTTCCAGCATTGCCGAAACCTGCCCATGGGTCGGGCGCTTAACGCCCAGATAGACGGCCAGGGCGTTCAGTATGTCAACAAGCTGACTAGTGCCCCTGCCGCAATAGCCCCGGCTCGTGACGCTGTTCAAGATGATCCGCTTGGGCAGGCCTTTGACGCCTATTTTCATTCGGTCATGCGATTTGAAAGCCATATCCAGCGCGCCGAACGCCTCGGCCAGCCCCCGCAGAATGTGGCCGCGGGGGTCTGCGATATACTGGCCGAAAGTGGCTGCGATATTGTCGAGGGTGAAGGGGGCCGGGTTTTTCAGCGCCAGGTCAAAGCGGCTGCGATCAGATGCCGGGGCGATCTTGTCGAGTTGCAGGCCGGTGTAAACGTGCTTCCATGCCGATTCCAGCAAGTTCGCGCGCAAGTGCTGCTCTGACAGGCTGGGCGTGTATCGCTCAAAAACCTGCCGCGCGTAGGTGCCGCCAATCGTTGCGCCCATTTCCGCCGCCGTGCAGGCCGCCTTAAACCCTTCCACAGTTGCAGGGATTGCCGCCGTCTTTTCATCGTATTCCGCGACAATATCGCTCAAGCGGCGCAGGGTGGCGGGCAGGTTGTGGGGTGTGTCGTCAAGCATGGCTTTTGCTCCCTATGCAACGATGTGTGAAAAAAGGTTCTGAATGGCCTTCCAGTCGGGTTTGCCATCGGCCAGCGCAATCACGGCGATAGCGTCAAGTTTTTCCTCAACGGTCGCTTTCCAGTTCGCCGCGATCTTGGGCGAGGGCTTGCGCGGCATGTCGGCAATGTGCACCTGGCCGTTGTGATCGTTCAGCAGGTCATAGGAATGACCGAAAGTTGTGTGCAGCGTCCGATAGATCGAAAGTTTCAAGCCACGGCGCCGCGCGTCCTTGTGGTAGGACATTTTGACCTCAAGCATAGGCTCGCCCGGATCGCTTGCCAGCATGTCGGACAACAGGGCGCGGTCTATGGGGCGCGCGTGATCAATGATATAATCGGCCATGGTCTAAGATCCTCTCAAGTGTTGCGCTGTGTGGTGTGCAGCGTTGGCGACGTGCCACTGATCCAGCCCCGCAAGGCTGGACTGCGGGAACGTCAAGCGGGCAATAGTGCGTCCAAGTCTGCAAACTCGCCAAAGCGGATCGAGAAGCCGGAAGCCATCGCCCAACGCGCAAAGGCCGGACCCTCGGACCCCCATAGCCCCGCATCTTGCGAAGGGTCTTGACCCATGCCGCGCAGCACGTCGCGCGCGCGGTCGGTCAGTGGCCGGATGAATGTCATCGCGGGGGTTTCAACATGCAGGAAGTCAGGGGCTGCATAGGTCATGTGGTGATCCTCTCAAGGGGGTGGTCCTGCCCGCGTGGGGCAGGCGGGGGGGTTAGGCGGCGGCAATCAGCGCAAGCAGCGTGTCGCGCTGCCGAAGTCGGGCACCGGCATGGGCGGCATAGTCGGCGGCGGCACCGGCGGCACGGGCGGCATCGGCGGCATAGGCGGCATAGGCGGCGGCACCGGCATCGGCGGCGGTAGTCCATTCTTGTCCGTTGGCTAGCATATCCATGCCCAAGATAACCGGATCAATTGCTGCCTGCACCGCGTCTGTCGTGGGGGGCAGTGCTCGCAATTCAGCCGCCAGAAACGCCCACACCACACGGCTCAAGTCCTTGCCGTCGCGGTCAACAGCATCAGGCAACGCGGCAAAAAACGCCTTACCCTCTTGAGCAGGCAGTGCCTCAAATATATTTTCAGCAATGCGCAGCAATGCAACGGGCAGGCCAAACCGCTCATATGCGAATTCAGGGCGGCTATGATGCGTCAAGCATCCGATAAAACAGCCTTTTCCGCCAACGTCGTTTTCTCCGGGTTTCCAATACGATCCGAAGCTGCGCACCAGAGAATCGGCGGCGATATGCGCAGAAACCTCGGCGCGTAGAATGTCGGTGTTGCGAGTTAAGATGGTCATGTTCGTATCTCCTGTGTGGGTGAGCCTGCCTGTGTGGGGCAGGCGCTGGGGGTTCAGTCGCAGATGCAGAGAAGTGCGCACGCTTCACGGGTGCTTGCGGCGCGCGCCTTTTTCACGATTTCCGCATAGTCGGCAAAGGGCAGGGCGTTCAGCGCGTCCTCGATCGCGTTCCAGTGCTCGACGTGGTTCCGGCTGAATTGGGTGAATGACAGACACAGGCGCATTGCGGTGCAGGCTTCGCGGTAGGTCATCGGGGTATCCTCTCGGGGGCTGGGTGGATCACCTGACCCACTAGTGCAGATTGGCACAAGGCTGGAACCGTGTAAACCCCTGATAGTTTCATATCGGCACTATCTCGCATTAAATCTCACCTCGTGCATTGGCCAGGGCGCTGCATCGCGGGAATGCTGCACATATGAACAGCCCAACAAAGCCCCACACAGGCAGTGCAACACACCTCACAACGCCCCAGGCGGTGCGCCATAGCCCCAAGCTGCGCCTCGCAATCAAGCTAAGGGTAGAGCAAGGCATAGTCATAACAGACGCCTGCGCCCGGGCGGGGATCAGCGAAGCCGGATGGCATAAGGCAATGGCAAGGCCCGCCGTCCGTGACCTATACGAACAAACCCAACTCCAATTCGTCCAGACCATTGACCGAAGGCGCGAAGGATACAAAGCCCGCGCAATCGAAGTCGCCGCCGATATCATGGAGCGCGGACTGTCCGAAGCCTCAAGGATGAAAGCCGTCGAGTTTCTCGCGGGCGAGGGACGCCAACCCCTTGTAAACGTGAGTATAAATCGCCATGCCGAGCCTGCATCTGGCTACAGTTACAGAAGACCCATAGATACGCCATCTGCTGTTGAAGATGCGCAAGTAATTGAAGATGATGGACAATCTGGCAATGCTGACGCAATCGACTGACGCAACGCCCTATTTCGGCTCAAGGTCAAAGGTCTGGACGGCCCACCGGAGCCAGATCGGAGCCAGATCGGAGCCAGGGGGGGGGCTCGACCGAGGGGGAGGGGGGGGCAAAAACGCGGGCGCCCTGTAGATACTCCACTCCCCCTCTCTCGTCATTTTGTATTATTTTTTTCCGAAACCCATTTTTCCTTGGTGCCGGGTTTTTGTGGAAAGTGCGGTCGGGACGCGGGGCTGAGACTTTGTGTTTTGGGGATTTGGGTTGATTTTGGGTGATTTGCGGCGCGTATTGATACTGAGGCGGTTGGTTTTGGGAGGAAACGGCGATGATTATGGATTTTGTTCACGGCGCTGGTGAGGCTGTTTTTTGGTTTGGGGTTGGGTTTGGGGTTTTGTATCTTGTGGGGTGGCTGCGGTTTCGGTGATCTGGCTGTTGGTTTGTGGCGGTCTGGTTGGGTTTGGGGGTTTTGTTCTGATATGGGACGGATTTTGGGATGAGTAACGTGGTTTCGCTGTCTGGGGTGGTTTTGCCGGGTGAGGTGAACGAGGATTTGGTTTCCGACCTTGAGGGGCTTTTGTCTGAGGCTCGGTCTGGGGAATTGCTTGCGATCGGGTATTGCACGGTTCGCCTGAGCAACGTGACGGGCTCTGGCTGGTCTGGCTCTGACGGGACGGCGGACAAGCTATCGACGGCAATTTTGCAACTGACGCACCGGTATTCGCGGGCTTTATTGGAGAGTGATTTATGATCCGACCGTATGAGCCTGACGGAAAGGTGCTGTCGGAGTTTTTTTGGGACCGGTCGCGCTTGGGGGTTATTCAGGGACCTATTCAGTCTGGAACTTCGACGGCGTGCTGTCACAGGCTTTGGGTGCAGGCTTGCGAGCAGGCGCCGGATGATGACGGGGTGCGGCGCACGCGGTGGATCATCACGCGGGACACCTACAAGGATTTGAAGGAAACGACGATCAAGACGTGGCTGCACTGGTTTCCCGAGCATGTCTGGGGGCCGATGATCAGGGCAGAGCCGTCGATGCACCGGTTGGTGCGGCCGCATCCGAGCGGCGATGGGACGTCGGTGGACTGCGAGGTGATCTTTCTGGCGCTGCCCGATCCTGATGTGGCGGAGAAGGTTCTGGCGTCTTACGAGATTACGGGTTTTTTTCGGAACGAGGCGCAGTTCTGCGAAAAGCGGGTGATTGACGAATTGCTGTCGCGGTGCGCGCGGTTTCCATCCAAGAGCTTCGGGCCGGGCGCATCTTGGTATGGCGGGATACTGGATCTTAACGCGCCGTCTGAGGGGCACTGGATTCCCTACATGCGCGGCGATCTGAAAATGCCTGCGGACTGGACGGACGAACAAAAGGCGGTGTTCAAAAAGCCAAAGGGGTGGGATTTCTTTGTGCAGCCGCCCGGCTTGAACGAGAGCGTGCGGGACGGCAAAATCAGCTACAGCCCAAACCCCGAGGCGGAAAACCAGACGTGGACGACGCAGCCCTACATGGAGATTATCGAGGGGAAAGAAAAAAGCTGGATCGACCAGCGCGTGATGAACCGGATCGGGGTCTACCAAAACGGCAAGCCGGTCTATCCGGCGTTTTTCGTGTCAGATCACATCGCGCGGATCGACGCAGCGCCGGTCGAGGGCATCCCGATCGTTGTCGGACTGGATTTTGGACGCGAGCCGGCCGCCGTGTTCTGTCAGTGCATCAACGACCAGTGGCGGTTTTTGAGCGAATTGATCGGATCAAACGAAAGCGCCATCATTTTCGCCCCAAGAGTGAAAAAACACCTCGCGCAGACATATCCGGGCTTTCATGCGGACTTCTGGGGCGATCCCCGCGGCGCTGATCGAGGGCAAAACGACGAGACGACCGCCTATGACATTTTCAAGCAACTCGGAATGACGGTTTTGCCCGCCACAACGGACAACAACCCCGAAATGCGCCGGTCTGCGGTCACGTCGGTCCTGATGCGGCGCAATGGCATGAGGATTAACCCAAGCTGCACCACCCTCAAGGTCGGCATGGGCGGCGGCTACCACTATCCGAAGATCAAAGGGACCGGCATGTTCTCGGAGCGGCCCCGAAAGAACCTCTACAGCCATATCTGCGAGTCGCTGGAAAACGCCATTCTCGGCGGAGGCGAGGGCGATGCGATCGTCACCTCCCCGTCACGCGGAAAGCCGGTCCCGTCGAAAATCAGGCGGCACAAGGTGGAATTGAGACGGCGCGCATGATCGAGTGGTTCTTCGGCTTCCATGACGCATGGCGCGACCCCCGCGGCTGGTTCGGTCATTGCGAGGCGTGGGGCTATAACGAGGACCAGACGTGGGTGTTTCTTGATCCGCAGTCTGCCGGGCTGCGCGTGACAGCCCTGCACAGGCATGACGACGTGCTGGACGCCATTGCCGACAGATACGACCGGTGCAGGCTGATCCTCAAGGTCAAGACGAGCAGGGACTTCGTAATTCCCCCAGCCGGATTTCACAGTTGCGCCTCAATCTGCGGGGCCTTGGTCGGCTTGCGTGCATTGTTCCCGAGTGGCTTGGAGCGGAAGTTGCTCGCTACAGGAGCAGAGGTCGCACATGGGAAAGCCAAAGGAAGATCCGAAAGACAAGGCGGCGCGGGAACGCGAGCGCCGGATTTCGGAAATTGAACGCAACACGTCAACGCAACAATCGGCCTCCAGCCTGACAACCGATCTGCGCGCCATCTACGGGATGCGCGGCATTCCCTTCATGCAGGGAACAGCAATGGCCCCGGCAGCGGCAGCCCGGCCAAGCTATCAAGCGCCTAGGGGCTCTGACAGATGAAAAAGCCGACCGAGGACTTCACGACCCGCTTTGACGCGGCAAAACGCTGGCGCGATGCGGCCAAGCCGTTCATCAATGAAATTTTTCGGTTTACCTGCCCCGGCCGCGAGCATGACTTCGACCGCAAAAGCGTGAGCGAATACGAGACGGACGTGTTCATTTCGCTGGGCGAAGAACTGGCCCGCGATCTGGCCGGTGACATAATCACCTACTACACCCCCGGCGAATCCAAGTGGGCAACGTATCTGGTGACTGCCGAAGTCCCGGAAGATCAAAAGGATGCCGTGCTTGAACTGGTGCAGGGGCGTGAAGATCAGGTTGCAGAAGCGTTTCAGTTGTCGAACTACTACGACATTTCCCCTCAATGGGCGTTCGAGGCAGCAAGCCATGGCACTCCGGCCCTTTGGGTGCAGAAATCATTCCTGTCAGGGCCGCTGCACTTCGAAGTGGTGCCGCCGCACGAGTTGTTCGTAACGCCCGGCTATCTCGGCATTCTCGACCGGTTCCGCGAAACCTCCGTCCTCTATTCGGCCATCGCCGCGCTGTTTCAGGGATGGGACGTTGATCTGAACCAGCCCAAGCTGAAAGAAAAGCTGAAAAAGCCCGGCAGCATGTGCAAGGTGTGCTGGGGGTTCTGGCTCGACTGGAAAGACCCCGGCAACCCGCGCTGGCGCTGCGAAATCACCGTGGACGGCATTCGCATCACGCCAGAAGAACCGCTCGACCTCGGCGGCATCTACGGCTCCTGCCCCCTGCTGATTGGCCGGTTCAACCCGCAGCCCGGAAAGCCGTGGGGCCGGGGGCCGGGATGGACCGCCCTGCCCGATCTGCGCGTGCTGGACAAGGTGGACGAAATCGTGCTTTCCGGTATGGATCAGTCGATCAGCACCACCCTGATTTATGCCGACGACGGTATGCTTGACCTGTCCGAAGGCCTGGAAGCGGGCCGGGCCTATCCGGCCAACCGGGGCTTCACGCGCGAGAAAATCTACGACCTTTCAAGGTCGGTGAACGTTGATCAGGGATGGTTTGCCGAAGAACGGATCGAGGAACGGATTCGCCGGGCGTTTTATCAAGACGGCCCCCGCCAGCGTGGGGATACGCCGCCAACAGCATCACAGTGGCTTGACGAGCGGCGGCGGGTGCAAGCCCGCTTGGGAAAACCCTCGGCGCCACTTTGGTCCGAACTGATCCTGCCGATGATTCAGCGGGTGGAATATCTGCTGGTGCAATCCGGCGACATGCCCGAAGCGATTTCGCACAACGGCAACGCCATCACGGTCAAGTCGATTTCACCCCTGCAAAAGTCGCAAAATCAGGATCAGGTGATGATTGCCCGGTCAAACCTCGAACTGGCCTTTTCGGTCTTGGGCGAAGGGGTCGGGCAAGTTGTCGATCTGCCGGGCTCGTTCAGCGGGATTGTCAAACAGTCGGGCGACACGATCACCAAGATTCTGCCTGAACAGCAACAGCAACAGCAACAGCAACAGCCAATGCCAGCCCAATAGGAGCCTTGTCATGGCAAGAAAACCAAAACCGTCATATGGCGGAAAGAAACCGGGCGGCAAATAATGCTACCGCAAGCCCTCAGTGAAGCTGGCCCGATCCTCACCTACCTGGCGAAACTCAGCGTGTCGCACCGCAAGGACGCGGATCGGGTCATGCAGCAAATCCGCGTGATGCTCTCCACACCGGAGGGCGTCATGTTTTTGAATTTGCTTGAAGTTTCGACTCAACTGACCCTCACGCCGATCCTTGGCGAAGTGCGTGCATTGGAAGCGCGGAACGCCCAAGGCTTTATCGTCGCAGATTTGAAACGGATTGCGAGCGACGAGCATGAGAAACTTCTTCAACGACAAGATGATGCGGGAAGCGCCAGACGCTCTGTCGCCCGCAGCGGCGGCACAGGTCGCCCCGGAGCCCGCAGCGGGGCCTGATCTGTCGTTTGTGCCCACCGATTATCACACGGACGGCAACCCCGATCTGGTGAAATTCGGTGCGCACTATCAAGACCTTGTGGCCCAAGACGCCCAGCGCCGGGAATCCATGGTCGATGTGCCCGAAGATGGGGCCTACAATTTTGCCCTGCCAGATGACCTGAAATTCGACGGCATCGACGTTCCGGCAGATTTCAAGGTGGACCTCGACACCGAGGGCATGAAGCCGCTCTACGACGAACTCGGCGCGATGCTGAAAGAACTCAACGCCCCCCAGGCCGCAGCGGGCAAAGTGGCTGGCATGATCGCCACATACGAGGCGATGAAGGAAGCCCGCGCAATGAGCGAGTGGACCGCCGACATGAAAACCCTCGGGTCCGAAGCCCAGATTTCCGCCCGGTTCGGCGCTGTGCAGCGAAAGCTGGAAACCATGCTTCCCGCCGCAGACGCAAAGGCCTTGCTGTCGCGCGGCATGATCAGCGCCAAGGGCATTCAGGCTCTGGAAAAGCTGGTCGGCCCCAAGGGGATGAACTCCCCGGTGGCGCAGCCCAACAACAACGCCGAACTCGAAGGCATGTCGGCCTTTGACCGGTTGAAATTCATCAACGCAAAAAACGCCAAGGCGTCATAAGAAAGGACTGAGAAATGACTGGAATCAATCTTCTCGAATACGCCAAGGGTTTTGACATTGGGTCGAAGCAACGCGCGATCATCGAACTGTTTCCCGAGGCCGTCGATTTCATGGGGGTAATCCCGTTCATGTCGGCGCCGGGCGGGGTTTACCGCTACGAAGAAGAAGGCGCGCTTGCAACGAATGTCGCTTTCCGCGCAATCAACGAAGAACCGGCCAAGGGTTTTGGACTGATCCTTGATCGGGTCGAGCAATGCTACCCCATTGCGGGCAACATCGACGTGGACCGGGTGCTGATCAACCGGCACGGCATGGAGCGCCGGGCGCAAGTCGAGCGGATGCGCGTCAAGGAAAAGGCTTCTCTCTGGGCCAACACCTTCATGTTCGGCAACAACGCCACGAACGCCCGCGCCTACACCGGAATGCGCAACCGCCTTAAAGCTGTCGGCGGGTCGGTGGACGGCTCAAACTACATGAGCCGCATTCTGGCAAACTCCGCGGCGTCTGGCGGGGCCGCAATGTCGCTGGCGCAACTCGACCGGGCCATTGGCCTTGTTGACGAGCCCAACGCAATCATCATGCCCAAGGCCTTGAAGGATCGCTTCCCGGCCGCAGAGCGTGACACCGGGATTGGCGGTTTTGTCACCCAAGACAAGGACGACATGGGCCGGGTCGTGACGCGCTACAACGGCCTGCCGATCTACTGCGGATATGGAATCACCAAGTTCGGTGAGTTTCTTCCCTTCAACGAAGTGGGCGCGGGCGGCGGCGCGGCTGTCACGTCGTCGGTCTACATCGTCAAATTCTCCGATGAAGGCGTCTGCGCCCTTCAAACAAGCCCGATGGAAGTCACCGACATGGGCATGACGGACGGCGGCGTTTTCTACCGGACGAACATCGAGCATGATGTGGGCATGGCCGTGCTGAACCCCTTCGCGGCCATGCGCTTTTCTTCGATCACCAACGCCGCAATCGTGAAATAAGGAGCAACAGAAATGACGAGCAAGTATTTTGCAATCGACGCGGCGGTTGGCCTTATCAAGCGAGAGCTTGGTCTGGCGGCCGTCACGGCAACCGGCTACGTCGGCACCCAATGGGATCAGGGCGGAGCCGTCATTACAGACGGCATCTGCGTGATCCAGATCGAGGCGGTAAAGGTTTCCGCCGCAAACGAGGTTTACACCCTCCAAGTTGTCGGATCGAACGTGGCAGACCGGTCTGATGCTCAAATCCTGGGCACGGTCGCTACCGGCATTGTCGTAGCGCCCGGCACGGTGGCCGGTGCCGCAGGAGATCAGCGCACGATCCGCTTCCGCACCGAACGGAATACCACCCAATTCCGTTTTATCGACCTTCATCTGACGGTCGCAGGAACCGCGCCGTCGATCACTCTTGGCGCGTTCTTCAGTAAGGAAATCGCCTGATGCAAGTGACCATCATCCCCAACCCGGCCTTTGCTCCAACGCCCGATCAAAGGGAGGCTTTTGCTCAGGTCAAGAAGCACGGCCAAATTGATGGCGTGCCCATGACGACCGCCATGGAAAACATTCGCCTGTCGGGCGGCATGTATGCGATCAAAAGCAGCGCCCCGGACGCAGCGCCCAGCATGGACCTCGACGGAATGAAGGCCGAGGAACTGAAGGTGATGATGGTCAAGATGAACATTGCGCCGCCGAAGAAGATGACCAAAGCCGAAGCCGTCGCAATGATCCGGGCCAAACTGGACGAAACGGAAATGCCCGAGGACTGAATCGGGATGCGTGTCAGACCTTGAGGGGCGGTGGGGAAACCCGTCGCCCCTTTTTCATGTGCATTGGTAGCGGCTGTGCCTGCCCGCACATTGCCCGACATGGCAACGTATTTTTCAATGCTGGAAATAATGAACACGGCCCTGATCACTCAGGGCTACAACGACATTGTGACCGAAAACGACGGCTCCGACGAGTGGCGGCTATTGTCGCGGAACTGGTCGGGCATCGTTGAGTCCGAACTTGAGGATGGGCTTTATTCCTTCACAAAAGAGCAAGCTGAACTCCTGTCGCGGCAGCCCGGAAAATTCGGCTACAAGGACGCATATCTGGTCCCTTCGGCGTCAATCCATGTGCGCCGCCTGTGGGTGGAGGACACCAACGGCGAGCGCGATACCAGCCTCGATTGGGTGCAGGACGGCGAGCGCGTGTTCGTCAACAACGCAGACGGCGTGTTCATCGAATATGTGACCGTGGCCGATCCCGCGCTGTGGTCGGCAAACTTTGCGCGAGGCGTCCAGATGAAGCTGGAAGCGACCCTGCTGCGCACGCGCGAGGAACTTGGTGAGGCCAGCAACATGGAGCAGGCCGCAGAGGTCTATTTCCAGCGGGCGCGCACCAACTCGTCCAAATCCCGGTCGGCCACCAATCCGTTCAAGGCCAGCCGGTTTGCCCGCGCGAGGTTCAACCGTGGCTAGGAACAAGCAATCGGTCACGCAGCGCAGCTTTTTGCTGGGCGAACTTCGTGAGGACTTCCTCAAGGCGCACGATCTGGAAGTGCGGGCCGCGTCATTGCGCAAGGCGAGGAACGTCCGCATTTCAGCAACCCGCACAGTGCAGGCGCGGCCGGGTCTGCCCTATGTGCGGACCCTTGAAAATGCGTATGATCTGATCGAACTGCGCCCTGAAACCGGGCTGGTGTTCGGCCTGCTGATCAACAACAACAACCTCCAGATTATCGACGCATCGGGAACCTTGTTGCAAACAATTTCGCCAGTGCCTTGGACCTCCGGGGCAAATGTGTGGGTGGAGACGTTTCGGGAAGAAACAACGATTGGCGGCGCTTGGGGCCTCAAGACCCTGAACTACAAGGCCGGGGTCTGGACATTTGCGGACTTCGGCTTTCTGGACGCGCCGTCCGGCGAGGTCGCGCAGCCCTATTGGGCCTTCTACGACGACGTTCGAATCCAACCGTCTGCGGTGACGGGCAGCATTACGGTGACGGCAAGCAGCGGGATCTTCACGCCAGCCTACGTTGGCCTGCGCATCCGCTACGGTTACAAGGAAATCCTTCTGACCGGCTATGTCAGCCCCACGTTGATGGCCGGGTCGGTCGTGAGCGGCTTGCCCCCCAGCTTTGACATTACCCTCGCCAGCACCACCAGCTTCCGCACAGGTGACGCTGTGACCAGTCAGGACACGAACTATCAAGGCATTGTGCTGGCAATATCCGGCAATGTCGTGAGCGTGGCTACCACTTCGTTTTTCGATGGCCCCGACGTGAACGAAAACCTGTCCAGCCCGCTTGGCAGCGCGAAGGTGACGGCCAAAGCCACGATTGCACCTTTGTCATCCCCGATCTGGGATGAACCTCTGATTTCAGCCGTCCGCGGCTACCCGCGCGCCGGGGCATCCGCTGTTGGCCGACTGGCTCTCGTTGACTTTCCGCAAGTGCCCGATCTGGTGGTCATGTCATCGGTGCGGGACTGGAAAGACTTCAAGGTGGGGGCCAGGGACGACGACGCGATTGCGCGCCAGTGCGGCGACAGTGCCCCACGGTTCCTGCACGCGATCAACGCGGGCGATCTTCTGCTGTTTTCGGACCAGGGGCTTTACTACATCAACGTGCGGGACGGCTCGGTGCTGACGCCTTCCACGTTCAACGTGGTGCGGTTTGACAAGCGCGCGTCCAGCCCGGTCAAGCCCGTGTCCATTCAGGATGGCGTGGTCTTTGTAGAAGCCAACGGCGAGTCGATCGCGGTGGCGCTGCTGGACGGCAACATTTATCTCAAATGGTCGGTTCGGACGATTTCGACCTATGCCGATCACCTGATCCGCGCCCCGATCAAGCTGTGCGGCCCGTCGATCTATTCGGTGGCGCCCGAGAAGTATATGTTCGTGGTCAACTCGGACGGCACGCTGGCTGCAATGTCATGGTTCGACCAATTCAACGCTGAAACGGTTGGCTTTACCCTCTGGGATACCCAAGGGGCCTTCACCAGCGTGTCACCGATTTTCGGCGGCTATTGGGCTATCACGCAGCGCACGATCGGCGTCACCGGCAGGCAATTCCTTGAGCGGTTCTCAGATGAATCTCTGGTGGACTGTCAGCATGGCATTTCCGGCAACGGGATGCTGACGGTCAACGGGGTGGCCCTTGTCGCAAACGGGGCCTCGCTGATGGTGCAGGTCGCGGCCCCAATCGTATTGGCTGGCTCGAACGTGCATGTGGTGGCGGGAAACGGCTATTACGGCACCTATGATGT